GGCCTCAGGTCTAACCTCAGGTTGTTACCTAAGGTGGATACTTAAAGAGGCCCAACAGATAGGGACACAGAGGCATCAACATATAGTCACCCAAGGTCCCACCCACCACAACATATAGTATCACCTAAGGATTCCCACCAGTCCCACCTAAGGTTAAACCGAAGGTTTAGGGGTGGCCTATGGTTACTTTGGGTGAACTGGAGGGTAACGGGGGATAACCAAAAGTGTAAACTGTGAGATGTACACTCAGAACTTTGTGCAATATTCTTAAAGGTAACCTCAGGTATTCCTCAGGTCAGTGTACAGACCCGTAGGTAGACCCAGTGAATCACCTAAGGTTAACTTTAAGTATTGACTGTAGAGGGATGGAGTGGTGTATGCTGATAAGCATCACTACGGAATCCCTAGCGCGTCAGGAAGACCCTAATCGCTACAAGTGAGTAGAGAGCACACGAGAGCCTCCAGTCCACCGAGTTGCTGCTGAGTAACCAGTGAAGCCCCAAGGGCACCAGCAAGTACCAGCAGAAATCGCCAAGTAGTCCTATGGCGCAGTAAGGTTAACAGTAAGCGCATAGGTCCTCCTTGTGTTAGCTCTTAGTGTCTTATAGTTAGAGGGTGATATTATCATCACTACCCTCTCTCTCATGGAGGAGACCTGTAGTGCATAACTATATGAATGAAACTTTAAGTAGTCTTATAGTAAGTCTTCAAGGGTCTCTCCCTATAGTGCTACCTAATTCCAAGTGTCTGTTATGCCTGAAGTTTTCCTGAAGTGGCCTTCCGTGGCCTAATGAATCCTTATGCACAATCCCTGCATAATCACCATGCGATGAACATAGTGTCATCCCCATCGTCTTCCCATCGGATGTCCACACCGTTGCTACTGGTGGCCCGGAACTGGGAGATGTTACTCAGCGGCTTCTCCATGTGGTGCTCCAAGAACTCCAGAAGTACCTCAGACTCTATCTTCACAGCGTCCTGCTGCATCGTAGCACGTAGGAACTCGACACCCAATGCTAACGCATCAAGTCGGTCATCGTGTGCCACAGCGCCCTTCTCACGGCTCATACGGGTCATCTGGTAGAACAGGCTGTACTTCAGAGCGTGCTTACCGTCCGCATCACGGGCCGTCTGGTAGTCCTGTCGGATTACCTCATCACGGATGACCAAGCGGTGACTTGCCAGTACAGGCTCAAGGGTATCGCAGATACGTACCTCTTTCATGCCACGAGCACGAATCTCTTCGAGTTGCGCTGGGTGGTGCTTCAGGAGCACAGGCTGGAACACGTTACCGAACATGCCGTCACCGAAGTTACTCTCGAAGACCACGGTCTGCACCTGCCACTGTTTAGCCTTCTTAGCGAGGAACTCAAGGGACTTCTCTTCGTAACCACGAGTACCGCCAGCGTCCATCAGGTAGATGTAACCGTTGAGGGTGTACAGCACGCACCAACCAGTCTCATCCTTACCGCGACCACTCGGGTCAATGACCAGAATCTTACCCTGATACGCACCCGTGTTACTGGAGGCTGTATGGAAGGAGTAAATCTCGTCACCCTTCATGCCCACGTTAGGAAGCTCCTCATTGCGGTTCTGACGGTTCGGCAGCCACTGGTAGTGCATTGGGGCCTTGTCCATCTGGAGACCGCACACGATAGCGTCACGGAGGCGTAGAGGGTACTTCTCGGCGTCACTGAGGTTCGGGTTGAGCATGAACTGAAGCGTATAACCAGCCTTGCCGTATTCCACCTCTCGTTCCTGAAGGTCCATGGAGTCGAATCGCACCGGGTCAGTAGGTTGACTGCTGAGACCCTCTTTGTCCTCATCGTACTCACTACGAAGCATTGGAGCCAGTCTGTCGCCATAGTACAGGTCTTCCTCTTTGGAGCGAGGATATTGTGCAGGCCAGATAATCGTTGAGTACCCACGGTTGTCCTCAAGTTCCTTGTAGAGCGTCATCTCGGTCTGAGGAGTACCCAGATAGATAACACGACTAGTCGGCAGAGGTTTCAACAGTGCGGCGAACTCCTGAACCAACGTCCAGAGTTTCTCACGAGCACCTTGGGTTGCAGAGTTACCCGGAATCTCCACGTCATCCGCAATGATGATATCGGCACGGCTACCAGTAAGCTGACCCGTGATACCCACAGACTTAACTGACGGGCTGTGGTCTGGCTTGGCAGGACCTACATCAAAGCTAATCACGGAGTCACGCTGACCGGGGCGAGGCTTAAGCTCACTCAGGAAAGGCAACAAGTCGATGATGTTCTTGATGAAGATGGAGTTAGCGTCAGCACGTTCCTTTGAAGCTGAGACAATCAGTATCTTTAACTGCGGGTCTCGCCACAGGGTCCACACTACGAACGCACACGTGATGAACGACTTCCCGATACCACGGAAAGCCTGAAGGATAAACTTCTTGTTCTTTGGGTTAGCCAGACACTTGGCCATGTCGATTTGACACTTGGTTGGTTCCGGCAGGTTCAGGGCCTTCCAGAGCACGAAGAGAAAGGCGACAAAGTCACCCTTCAGTTGCGCAATGATTAAGGCGTTCTTGGCTTGCTGAGAGTTACTCAATGTTCACCTCCTTTCCGCTGTAGCTTACGAATAGTGTCCTGTAGGGCCTTCTCTTTGAGGTCGGCCTTCTGGGTTATTGCGATAAGACTTCGAGCAGTTGCTTCGTGTAGTTCGACGGAACCATCAACGAGGCATCGACCGTCTGGTCCTGCGGGGACACTGGTGGGTTTGACTTTGACGCGCAGCCGCTTATTGTCGCTACGCAAATCAGCAATAATCCTATCAGTGCTGCCCTCCAGCCCTTCAAGGTCTGCTTGGTACTTAGCCGATACTGCGTCAATCGCTTTCTGAGTTTCAGCTCTAGCCGTTTGCTTCTTAACGTACTCATTCTGTACTTCCTCCTTCCATTTAGCGTCCGTAGATTGTGAACCCAAGTGCCACCCGAAGGCAAACACCATGATAGCCACAAGATACGGGACGATTCTCTTTGTGAACTCCAGCATAATGCCTCCCGTTGTTTCTCAGATTTCACGTAGGAACGCCTAGCGTAGTGCAATGACATCCATAAAGGCACTACATATAGTAGTACCTTGAGTATATCACTGTAGGGTGAACGTATCGTCGTCTGTCAGACCATCAGCGCCCACCTTGGAGTTATAAGCCTCCAGACCCTCAGCCAGTCCGCCCAAGATGTTAACGTCAGGGGTCAGCTTAGAGATTTGGAACTTGTGGCGCTCCAGTAGTTTACCAATGGCGTTGTACAGCTGAGGGGTTCGCTTCTCTGGGTTCTTCAGGTCCATGAGCATCTGCTGAGCCATCTCAGTGTCTAACATTTCGAGGAACTTAATCAGGTCCATATGTTACTCCTTATTTGCTTTCTTCCAGTCAATGATTTTGTCGACTACCTTGGCACCAATCTGAACCACTGTGTAGGCGATTGCTGCGACATAGAACCACTCGTTGAGTGAGAGGCCCCAGAAGAGCCTCGCTACGCCATCAGCCCCAGCGACACCCGCAATGGGAGCCGCCTTGATAACTTCGTTGTTGAAGTCTAGGGACAACATGTTACCTCCTTATACCTTGACGATGGACGCAATGGTTACATCGAGCGGGTTTATACCATCAGACTCCATAACGAACGAGCAGGTCTTCGAGGGTGCCACAAACGTACTCGTGGTCCCAGCAGATAGACGAACAGTATCCAGAACCGCACCAAGGCCACCCCCAGACGACCGGGCGTAAGCATACCCATCAGCCGGGGATGCTTTGGACCAAGTGACCCTGTAGGTCTGGCCCGGAGTCAGGTAGTTAATGTTGATGAAGAATCGCGCCTTTGAGGTTACAGGGGTTGCCACAATATGGTTACCATCTACGGACACCTGAGTGTCATAGCCCACAGGTACCCCAACGTTCTCGGCTTGGTAATAATCTGCCAGAGTTACCACTGGTTGACCCATGAAGTCGATGTCGCTAGGTACCTTGCCAATACCGAACCACACACGGTCAACGTTGAAGGAATCACCCACAACAGTACCACCCAAGAAGCGAGCATGTAGGGATGTGGCCCCCTTTGGCACAAACGCATGGCACACTGCCCACATCCAACCGTTCTCCGCTTCGTTAGCCTTGCTGCGAGACGTTACGGTATTCATCCCACTGCCGCTAATCTGAAGGCGGCCCGCGTTCGTTGAGATGCCAGAAGGTCTCCACACTCGGGCAGCGAATGTTACCCACTGGCCACGAGAGGCGGTCAAGGTGTCCGAGAGGTCAACGTAGAGCAGCGGACTGTTTACGTCGGTACAGGTTACCTTGACTGAGTACGCAAAGCTCTCACGACGGGTGAGGTCCTGAGTCACAGTCACTGCGTTGGCTTCCCACAGCGCCGGAACGTCAACACCCCATGTCACAAACGCAGGGTTGGGGATTAGGTTCATACGAAGCGGTCCACTGTAGGGTTCGGCCACCTTGTCGAACTGGTAAGCTGGGGTATCGCTAAGCGCCTTCTTCACAACTTCAAGCCATACCTTATGACCCTCAGCGTTAGGGTGAATCATGTCGATGTACAGTTCAGATGGTGAGCCAAGTTTGATGAACGCAGAGTACACGTCAATAACACCAAGTCCGTTTACACCAGCTATATCGGCCCAACACGCTACCGCGCGGGCAGAGTGGTCAGGGAAGTCGCGGCGAGGGTTCTGTGCTGTTACGACGATAGGAGCCATTGGGTTAATCTGGCGACACGCGAAGATTGCTTCAGTGAACCCGGCACTAATGGTGATGGACGGAACGCTGGTCCCTTCATTGTGTCCGTAGTTGAGGAGAACCAAGTCATACACACGACCGGAGTTGAAGATGTTGCCAGTAGCCGACCCTTGGAAGTAACGCTCAGTGCTGCCCGGAACAGAAACGTTATCGATGAAGATGGACCGCTCTGTTGTTCCTGTACTCATTCGCTCCTCTCCCTGCCACCCTGAGCCATCTACCCATAAGCGATATCGAATGGAGTGGGTCTTGACTGTCTGTGCAAGGTGAGTGGCCCACTGGTACGCCCATTCGAACGTCTCGTTCCCTGTAGAGTCGCCCATGATGACGATATACACATCATCCATTGCGCTTCGAACCTTCTGCCACATGGGGGAAACGTGGGGTAAGGCCACCGTGTCATCAATGGCCTGTTGAACAGTGCGCCCATCCTTGAGCACACCAATGGTTGAGCCTTTCGGCTGGTTCAGGTTGTTTAACATGTAGTTCTCCTTTAGAAAGATGAGGCGCGGTCTGAGGCCATTACACTGAACGCATAGTTACCAGCGACAATCGGACCGCCGATGCTCACGAAAGAGAATCGCAGGGATGTAGCGCTAGACTCGCTTCGTAGGTACCGGGCAACGCCTAAGATTCTTCCGCTGGCCAGATTAGCGATGGCGAACTCAGGTGCCCCCACAAAGTAACCCTCAGGAACGGCGATGTTGAACTGTTGCGGTCCTGTAATCTTGTTCTCGCCTATTGCGCCATCCACGAGGTCAGCCGTAGCAAACGCACTGAAGGTGGTGGGGGTCAGCACGGTGCTGGAGTGAACGGACTTGGTTGGTTTGCCCGCCGAATACACCTTGTTGGTGCCAACACGCATGTTTGTGACCAAATGTACATCATAGGCCTGAATGCTCTGCGCCGCAAAGATGTTATCGGACATGTACCAACCAGACGACCTGCCGTCAGCTGAGATTCCGGTGCCACCGAATGTGATAGTGTTACCGATAATATTCAGCAGGCCCACACCAGCCCCCACACGGATATTGTCGTGAGTCGCTGAGCTTGAGCTACGGATGGTGTTACGAGAGATTACGTTCGTACTGCCGTCATAAGCCTGCAAGCCACTCTCGCCTCGACCGATGTAGATTGTGCCTGTGGCGGTAGATATCCAGTTATCGGTGAGCTGTGAGGACATGGCCGCGAAGTACACCGGGTTGACCGTTGATGAGAGCGGGATGTCAATCACGTTGTTGGTCACCTTGATGAAGTAACCCTCACGAACGTCCAAGTTGCACTTATTGGCAATCATGGTGTTGGCATGGATAATCAGCCCCTCGCAACAGTGCGTTGTCCCACCGGCAGGAACTGGTCGAGTGTTAGCCGTGACGAGCATACCCGTTGTGCAGCTACCGATTTGACAGTTTGTGATATTATTGTTGACACAGTAACTCATACGGAGGCCTATGCCACCAAAGGATTGCTTAGAGAAGTCGCCCTCACCAGACTGGTTGATGTACAGGTTCTCGATTTTGGAGTACCACACGTTATACAGGTCAACCGCCACATCGTAACGCTGCCCCGAGGTATACCCACGGAACTCACAGCTTACGATTGATGAGTATCTATTGTTGTCCACGGTTCCTGACTTAATGGCAAACGGCACTGTGGCCATGGGGGCCACTGCCAGCGGGACAAAGCGGATTCCCTCGAAGCTCCACCCAAGGCCAGTCTGGTGGAAACCACCTAAGCCCTTTGTAATGATGACTGAGCCGCGCTCACCGCACCACCGCTTGGCTTTGCCTACAGTCAATGAGCCGACTGGGGCGGTAACCACGAAGCGGTAGCCAGTAGGAATCATGATGTACACATCTGGAGCTTCCCACGCCGCTTGGAAGGCAGCCGTATCATCAGTTGAGCCATCACCAACAGCGCCAAACGACAAGATGCTTCGCCAAGTCACTGCCTGTTTCAATGAGCCGCCTTGGGGCATGCCAATCATGGATGCACCGTTAGGTCCGCGCAGGGCAGTCTCAACGTCTGTTACGCTGGAAGCAACTTGGGCAACCACGAAATCACCGGCCTCTAGCGGCTTTACCAACCGCACAGTTTTAGTGCTTGGGGTATAGTCGTAATGCCAACCCTCTGTCTGAGTCGACCCGTTGATTTCCAGCAGCGGCACTGCCAGTACAGGTCCCTCCTTATTGATGACGAAGGATGTCTCACCACCGTTGGCTGAACCGTTGTTGTACACAACGCGAACACCCCGCACCACACCAGTGTCGTTTGCGAACTCCTCAATGAAGTCCACAACTTCCTTCTGGGTATCTTTGATAGAGCTGAGGATACCGCCAGCCTCCCCTAGAGTTTCATCCAGCTGGTTCTTGTTGACCGCGTCGGTACCCGTCTCTCCGGGAGCCAGTCGCACAGTCTTACGGTTACGGGCGTCGAGGTTACCAGCATCATCCTCAGGCATTGCCAGAAGTGCAGCATCACGTGCTTCTTCAGCGATGTGCGCAGACTGTAGCTGCGAGACATTGAGGTCGTTGGCGCGTAACACAGAACCGTCGCTAAAGTCAACCACGCGCTCTGACGCCGATGTGAACCGTCGAATCTCTACACGGTCAAAACCTGTTGTCGCCACCAGCAGTTTGACTCTGGTCTTGGACACGTAGCGGTACTCAGTGATGTTGCTTAACAGTCTGCGGTTGTCGTCCGACACCAGCGACACACGGACAAACTTACGGGACAGGTAGTCGAACGGGATGTCGAACTCAGTGGACCCTGTGGGGTACTGGATGACTGTTTTAATTTCTTGGTCCATCGTGACCTCCTTTAGTTGAATGAGAAGGGAAACCGTACTGGTCTCCCTATAGTGCTACCTAATTAGTTGGGTTTAGGCTGCTGTTTGATGGTTACTCCGTTAGCCTCATAGATTTTCATGATGAGCTGTTGGGTCAGCGGGTCGTTCGGCACAAGCTCCTTAGTGGAGTTCATCAGGCCAGTCATGTAGTCACGCTCAGTCGGCTTATTAGGTGCTGTAGCAACACCGTAGGCGTTCTTAGCGGTCGCAATGACGTTCCCTACGTAACCAAGAGCCGGGACCTGAGACCCCAAGTTACCTGCAAGGTTGCTCGACTCGGCCCGACCTTTGGACGCCCCGTCTTTCTTCTGGAACTGTTCCTCCTTAGGCAAGATGGTGGAGCGCAGCATATTTGCGTCTTGGAACCCAGCGGCACCTGCAATCATCGACACGATGGACAGCGGGGCACCAGTGTGGGAACTTCGAGTCAACGCTGCATAGCCCAGCATGGTCGGGTTCAGGGCTTTCTTCAGGTAGTCCTTACGTTGAGACTCTTGGAGACCGTAAGCCTTCACGTGGGCCTGCATCGCAAAGTAAGTCCCGGCGATACCGAGTGACAGGATGTGGGTCAACGCCATGTCGATAGCTCGGTTGTTCTTGTAGCCCTCATAGAAGGACCGAATGAACTTAGCGTTAAGCGACTTGATGGTGAAGTTCTTGAACTGCATAGCCATCTTGACACCAGCGCCATACGCCTTGGAATCCTGCTGGGACACCTTGTGGGGCCGAAGCATGGTCTCGTCGGCGACCTTATCGGCAAGACGCCACAGGTCCATCGCTCTCGGGTCCTGACTGAAAGCCTTCTTGTCCTTGATGGTGAACTGGCCGTTAGCGTCACGAGTCGCGTGGTCGACAAAGAGTTGCTTGATGCCCTTCCACTGCTTAGGACTTATAGAGGCAGCTTTGAGGAAGTTCTCTTTGCCGAACTTGGAACCCTTGCCGCCTAGGGCCGCACCAGCCACATCACCGAGCACACCCTGACGGGCAGTGTCCAGAATGTAGTTGGCTGTACCGTTCAGCATCTTGGTCCAAGGAGAACGGGCTGACAGCTCCTGAGTACCGAACTTGATGGTACCAATGACTGACGCCATGGCCCCACTGGTATCGGAAGCCTCACGGATTCGCTGTACGATGTCCTCACGCCCCGGACGGATTAACTGGTCGAGTTCCTTACCGAACAGCGCCCCATGAAGTTCACGGAGTTCACTGCCGGACACCGGAGAGGTTCTGGTGGCGAGGTCACGTAACGTTGGGATACCGTGCAGCATCGCCTTAACGTTACCCTTGGCCAACATCCCAGCAATCTCTGTGAGGTTCTGCGGACCCATGTAGAAGTTCTTAGCGAAGAACGCTAGGTCATTCAGGGAGCGCATAGCCGTCTCAAAGGCTGTATCGTTGTTACGGCGAGCACGACCAGTGAGAATCTTAACGGTGTCCTTCAGCGCTTCCACTTCACCCTTCAGTTGCCCCTTACGTTCGGCCCGCTTGTCTAACGCCATGATTTCGTCCTTGAGCTGCTTCGTGGTCTTCCCACTGCCACCCATGATGGAGATATCACCGTTAACTCGCCGGTCGTACGCTGGGATAATCCGTGCCATATCGAAGTCCCTCAGGTCGTTGACACTGAAGGTTGACCCGTCCGGCAAGGTGACCGGGATGTCGCTGTCGAACATGTTACGGGCCTCAAGGAACGAGTTGTTCTCGATACCGACCAGACCTGTGATGTTGTCGTCAATGACGCTTGATGCCGTGAAGTCCTCAGTGTGGCTGATACCGTACGCCTTATCCATGGCGTGCTTCTGGACCACCTCAGGTGTCACTTGGTCTACCGACTTGTAGCCGTTGAGTTCCATTAGGTACTCGTCGACACGTGCCTTGACCTCAGGCCGCACTCGGTAACTGGTGAGCCAGCTCTGAGCGATTGCCTGTTGGAGTCCTTCAGGTCCACCCAGCTTCTGCATCATCAGTTCCTTAGCACCCCTGTCGTACACGTTAGGCACGTATGTACCCTTGTGTCGACTACCGGGGAAGATGCTCACTGCGTTGGCGTTGCCGAAGATACCCGGCTGTTCCATCAGTTCACGCTTGGTGTCGAAGTGCTCTTTCAGCAGGTCCATCACCTCACGTTCACCTTTGGTCAAATCAGCCTGTAACTCTGGACGCTCAATCGCCAAGGCAGCACGCTTGTAGACTTCCTGACGTATGGCTCTGCGTGACATCTTCTGTTCACCTACGGAGAACTCCGGGTCCTTCATGGCACGGTCAACAGCGTCATACAGCTGGTTATACATCCGCTGGTCAGTCGCATGGAGCCGCTCATGGATGTCCGAAGCGGTCGCACCGAACTTACCACTAGACCCTGATTGCATCCCTGTGGGAGAGCGAACGAGGTCCTGAGCGATTGCACGAACACCAGCATCCTTGGACCCTAAGGTCTTCAGGCCAATCTCAGTGAACCCACCGAGCTTGATACCGGGAGCTGCACGCTCTGGGTCAATCTCTGCGAAGTCACGTTGAGTCCTTGGGTTAAGCGGGTTGGTATCACTAAGGATGGAGCCATTGGCCAGAACCACTGCGCCCTCTTCGGTCGGGTGGTCGGCAAACGGAACACCTCTGTGGTCCTGCTCGAACGAGAAGTTCTCTGGAGGTAGTGTCGAGGTGTCATGACCACCAGTGTTGATGGCAGTCTCTCGCGCTTCCATACGGAGTGCTGGACCAGCGAACTCATTCACAGACTCTACTCCACGAGCCTTACGGATGCCAGCGGCCACAGCGTCACTGAGTGCAGACATTCCGGCACCGAACAGTAAACCACCAAGTGCTGCATCGGCATAGTGAGCTTCACCACCAGCTACTGACGTACGGATTCCCTCAGAGGCAACACTGAGTGCCCCAGCCTGTGCACCCACTCGCAGGGCCTTATTGACCACCTTGAGTCCCTTCCCAGCCACACCGACCAGAGGAACATAACTGAGTGGGTCTACACCAGCACCAACGATACCAGCAGCGAGTTTCGCACCAGTACCAGCCTCAGCGGCCCGTTGGTCAGCCTCGAAGTTATCCTTAGCCAGCTTGATGAGCGCATCCCAGTTCTCGCCGTCACCACCAGTCACCACACCGTAGTAACTCGGAGGTAACCCGGAGTCACGCAGCTTCTGCAAGTCTTCCTTGGAGGGAATGTATGAGTTCCAGCGAGTCGGGGTCATCGTGTCCTTGAACACATCGTACCCATCATCAGCACGCGCAGCACGGAAGGCCACACCCAAGGTTGAGTTCTGAATCTGAGCCTCAGCAGCGTCCCCGAACCCGAAGAAGGTTGACCGAGAGTTATACTCGTCGAGAGTAGTCCCGGTCTTCTCCCAGAAGTCCTTAGCGTACGGTACGTTGGGTGCAGGTTGCTCCACACCCTCTACATCGAACCCATGGGACTCCGGCAGCTCGGTGCCTACCTTACCAGTCTTAGCGATGCCCCTGAAGGCATCCTCTGCTGGAATCCCTTTACCCTTTGGGGTGATACCGCCGAACGCTTCCAGAGCACCTGACTGGGGACTCTTAGCGACGTCCAGCAGCTTGCGCATGTAGTTCCGGCCTTCCTCGGAGATAGACCCGAAGTCGCCCTTATCGTAAGCCTGAAGCTGGGGCGCGCCCGCTGGGCCTTCCCCTTGGTTGTACGCTAGGGCGGCTTTCAGCTCATCCCCATTGTACTTCTTAACGAGGCTCGCAAGCAGCTTAGCGCCAGCGTCAATGGCTAACTCAGGGTTGTATCGCCCATCGTCGTCACCATCGGTCACGTTAAGGCCCATCGCTCGGGCCGTGTTTCGTGTGAACTGCATGATGCCCTTAGGTCCAGTCTTAGAGACGGCCTTAGGGTTGAAGGATGATTCGTTAAACGATAACTTACGCAGGAGGTCGTAGGAGACCCCATGAGAGTCTGCTGCCTTCTGGAAGATGCCATCGTAATCGCTAGGTTTGGACTTATCGTAGCTCATGTTGTCTCCTTAATGGTTATTGGTCACCACCTCCATAGATGAACTTCGGAGTGGCTTTACGTTTCGCACGGACCCGCTCGCCAGCTGCCTTACGGGCCTGAGTGGCTGCGGAGATAGGTGCACGCTTGGTTGCTTCCTTCAGCGCCTTCTCTTCGGCTTCCTTAGCGAGTCGCTGCTGCTGTTCCTGATAGGTTCTAGTCAGTAGCTCCTTGTCGTATCGGATGCGTACAGTCCCAGTGGTGTCCATCATGTAGATAGAGTCGCCCTGCTGGTACATCGTCAGCTGCTTGTTGGTTACCCAAGGGTTAGCCGCGATGATTCCCTTACGGGCTTCTTCGAGGATGTCTCGGCCCTGCTCCCAGCTCTTAGGGTCATCACTGACCTGTAGGATGTTCTTCGGGATAATACCAATGGTATCACCATCCACGTCATCACCTTTGAAGGTCACAGTGGATTCCTTGAGGAACTTATCGACCTGCTCCATAGCCATGTCACTGTTGCCTGTGCGATACTTGACGCTGTCATACATCTTTCTGGCCATAGCATCAAGACTGGCTGGAATGCGGGACAGTTCTGGGGACTGGGAATTGTTCTTCAGTGCCGCCCACGCTTTGTCGTCCTCATACTGCATCTCTTTTGTCAGGCTGCGGCGGGAACGGTCAGCGTCGATGAGAATCTGAGGGTCAATCCCCTGCTTATCCATCATGTCAAGTGTCAGGAACAGCTCAGCCTTGTCAGGATACAGCGCAGCGAATAGGTCAGGGTCGGTGTTACGCATGGTGCGCAGTTTGTTCAACGCTGTGGTGTCCTCCGGTAATTTACCGTTAATCACAGCGGCAGACCATTCAGACCCAGCGTCGGTTACCATCTGGCCCACAACGGTACGGAAGGCTCCACCCTCTGAGTCTGCCCGTAGGTAGCTCAGCTTCATGCGGTCCTTCTGTTGCTCCGTGAGCTGCATCTGGTCAATCTCAGCCAGCTTACCGTTAGCGTAGTTCACCATGTCACTGTGAGTGAACTCTCCGGTGTTCTCGTTGGTCGGCATGTCCTTGTAGCTGGTGGACACGTACTGACCGTTGATACGCTTGGTGAACTGCTGGTCGATGACCTGATTCTTGTTGATGGTCTTCTGACGCTTGTCCATCTCCTTGGCTGCTGCTTGAGCCTCCTGACGGAAACGGGCCTGCATCTGCTCCTCAGCCTGAATCAAACGCTCACGCTCTGGGGTCATCTGCTCACCGGGTTGTAGACGGTCAAGTTCCGCTTTGGCACCTTGAAGCATCTCCCAGCCCTTGCTGGTATCGTCTTGGTTCAACGCGCTGGTAATCCCAAGGCGGAAACCTTCAGACAACTTGGCGTCATTGTCGAACTGAGTCGACTGGGCCTTGACCATCAGGGCGTTCCACTGCTCCTCTCCCATCAGCTCCTTATAGGTCGAGGTCTTCCCGTTGAGGGTAACCGGACGGTCTGCAAGGCTCTGGAGGAAGTTGGTAGCACCCGGACGCTGAATTACATCGTTAAGTGACCCAATGATGACCTGCTGGGCTTGAGCGTCGCTAGGGATACTTCCGGTCTTAAGTGCGTTGTCGATGTAGCGCTGGAAGAACTCACCGGACTCTGGACGAGCCAGAACGGCTGGGTCTTTGAGTACGCCTGACAGCTCCACCTTCGATGCCAGTATGGCTCCCTTCTGGGCTTGCTCGCTCAGGAACGTATCGTGCTTACCGTACAGCGAGATGTTGCGCTCAGTGATGTTCGCGTTGAACCCTCTCTGGAACTCAGAGTCCTCAGGGTTAATCATGAACTGTTCAGCGAACTCATTGGCACCTTCGGTCAACCGTTTGTGGCGGTACTCTTCCATCTCAGCACGAGTTCGGAACTCACCGTTCTGTACGCGCTGTGCTACTTCGTCGTCAATAAGGAACGCAGCGTTACGTCCAGTCTTGAACCGTAGGGCCTCCATAGCGTACGGGTCGTCCTGATACAGTAGGGTCCCGTTCTTGATTGCCTCTCGGCGCTGCTCTGGGGTCAACTTACGGATAATCTCATCAGACCGCTCATCGGCCTTGTCCCGTTGACGCTTGTCATAGGCATCCGCTGCCTCACCCATAGCAGTACCAAACTTCGCCAAGGACTGCACGAGGTTGGACTGTCGGAACCCTTCCTGTTGGATGGTCACTGGTCGATACTGCATGGACGCTGAGCCACCACGGATACGGGTAGACCCGGCCTGTGGTAGTTGGCTTAATGCTTGTTCTAATTTACTGGCCATTATTTACCTCCTACCTTTGTGCCTTGGGCCTGACTGATTGGTGCCTTGGTGCCCTTGCTATCGAACGCACCAGAAGCATACGCGGATGCACCCTGTGAGGTCATCAGCGCCAGCGGGTCTAGTACCTGCTCCAGCTTAGACTTACCTTTGCCCTCAGCCTTCTGCATGGATTTAACTTGGTCAATAGTCGACTCAGAGTTCCCAAGCTGCTGAGCGAACAGTGACGCATAGTCTCGACGGTAGTTATCGGTGACCGCGTTGGCCTCCCTAATGAACTTGCCCTCCTCGATGCGACTGATACGGTCCATGCTGGCTCCCTCAAGGTTCCCCTCTCCGATAGCTGCACGGATTGTACCCATGGCCTGAACCTTGTCGAGATTCTTAGCGGTCAGGTCCGCACTGGCTTCTTCCAGCTTCTGCTTCTGCTCAAGGCTGGCGTTAGCGTTCTGAATGTTTGACTCTTTAATCATCTGGGCAGACTGTCGGCGCATCTGGTCATTCTGAAGGCCAATCATCTTGGCTTCATTACGTGACTGACCGATGGCCTGCACCGCCGTCATTGCGATAGGAATAGCTGCCATCCAGCACATAGTTACCTCCTCGTTATGGTGAACAGTTGGAACTTCCCACCCTGAGTGTACTCCTCGTGGAATACAGCACCGATGGACTTAAGGAACCGCTTGTGGGGACCATTGCCGACCCACACGAAGTTCCACAGGGATGGATAAACATTTAATAACATGTCCCTGTACTCCATGATTCTCTCACGGAACTCCAGCTTGCCAGCCCTGTCGAGTCTCCACACTTGGTCACTCGTGACGAACCAGCACTGGTCTCCGCAATGTCCACCTATAGCCAAAGGAAAACCATCGTGGTCTAACGTGACACACTCAGTAACCGCTGGGAACGATGGTTCTATACCCATGGCCTGCGCCTCAAGTACGTCATGGTAGGCCGGGACGAATAACTCGAAGTCATTACTTACAGTGTTTCTTATGTACATGCTTTAAGTCCCCTCTTAGTGTGGTCTCCCTATAGTGCTACCTAATTGAGCAACACCACAGGGAGACGTTCAGTTAAATACCACTGGCGCGGTTGGTATAGTTCCCCTCCCAGCCACACCCAATGATTGACACAGGGGAAGCGTTGAAGGAACTCAAGGACACCTTCTGGTACAGGGCGTTACCCGTCACAGGAAAGCGGTATTGACCTGTAGTTGTGGCCTTCTGGTCCAGACGTAGACCTGTAGAACCGACTCTGGCGTTGACCAGATAGTTGAACTCACGGTTGCCATTATCAACACTCACAGTGAACGCTCCGGTGTCCTGATAGTTCACCCACGCTCTGCGCAGCTGTAGACGACCAGAGTCCATCGTCGACGTTGTCCCATCATTCTGCTCCTGCTTGATGAGGAACCGACTGAACACATACTGGAAGTCGTACAGGAACCCGATGACAATGTCCTTACCTGAGATGTCGCCGCTAATGCGGATGTCCGGTGTTGAATCCCAAGAGGAACCCGTAGGCTCGTACTCGGTGATTTTACCGTCACTCTCGCAGATTGCCATGGTACCCTTAGAGAACGACGCACCGTAGATGTCCTTGACGTTCACTACCGTCTGGTTCGTCTCAATGTCGTACGCAGTCTCTGAGATGTGGTATGACCGCTTGGCATCCACGTGGAACCTGTAAGGCTCGAACGGAAAGTCCGTAGAGTTCTTCTTAAAGTCCACCGCAGCTATCCACACGTTGTAGGCATTACGCATCAGCATGTACATCGTCGAGTTGATACAGTTTGCGGCCATAACCTCAACACCGTCCCCGAAGTCCCAGTGGGACCACGACTGCTGCCGGATGTTCTCATCCATGTAGAGGAACTTGTAGATGAACACCTTGCTGGGAGCGCCCTTGGTCAGTACACACGCGAAGTTCTCCGTACCAGACCCGTTGATGCTATACACACCGTTCGGAATGTAGTTCGGTACGTGAGCCGTCATGTCCTCTGCGTTCTTCACAGAGCTTACATCCTGTACCGCGTAGTAGCGCATGATGGACGTAAAGGAGCTGCGAGGAGACGCATAGTAGATGTTCCTGCCGATACCATAAGGACGGGCGCGGTCTGACACGTCGAACTGGGTGGTCAGGTCCAGCTGTGCGGTCTTAGTGGATAACACACCGTTGGCCGACAGGACGAACTGTGCCTCATCAGACCACAGTAGAAGCTCCTCAGCGAAGCTCACAGCGTACTTCAGGACAGACACTCGGTTATGGCTCACGGCAACATCCAGTGGGTCATCGTCCGTGTAGTTGGCCACTGACGGCGGGTAGAACTCGAAGTATTTGCTGGTACGGGACATCACAATGTTCTCCCCAGAGATGAACCCTAAGCGGTTCCTGAAGAAGAACACGTCAGTTATCGTCGAGTTCACAAAGGATGGCTGAGGGTTGGTATCCTCGTCACCAGCACGTCGGTCCTTCCAATCGTGATACCCGAGGTCGAAGTTACCGTCAGCTGCGCGAACCAGTGTCCAAGGCATGGTGGTGTAATCCAGCCCTATCGAGATGTTCCATCCAACAGTTTCCTTCCAGACCTTCTGACTCTTGTCGTACTTAACGTAATACTGGTCGGCGGTCTTTGACGTATCTCCGACAATCTTCACCATGTACCCATCTGGCGCGTTCAGAGGCAACTTAGAGAAGCTCTGGACGTAATGGGTTACCGGATTGATTAGCTGGTCCGCATACCCATCCTTTGTCTCGAATATGTCAAGTGTGGTGTCTGCCGGAGCTATGCAATGAATGAACCCTGTTCCCACGTTGAACGTCCACGTAGGGTGTGCCGTTCTGAGAAGGGTCGCTAGGGCCTCAGCGATAGCCTGTGCGTCTACCTTTGGTGGGTCTTCCTTAGCGTTATCGCCCGGAGGGAGCTGGTGGCTAACCCACACGCCGTTAATGTTCACTTCGAGCTTACGACCATACTGCCCACCGCGAACGTTAATGAGGGCGTCCACGTTATCTCTGAAGGTGCCACCGTCGGTCAGGTTCTGACTCTCCCGGACCTGTCTGGTGCGATTCACGATGAACGTGTAGTCGGCCACGGTGACCATCCGCAAGTTATCCTTAGGATTGTTGACGGTCACATAAGAGCGGTCACCTCGGACCTGATACTCATAGCCGGACAGGTCGAATACCCGAACGTCATTCCCTGTGAACACAGCGTAATACTGCTCGTATTCGTCACGGTTGATGAGGTGGATGTAGGGGTCTTCCCCAAGATACCCACGGCCTCCCAAGGACTTGATGAACACCATAGGTGGTCGCTTCTGGAGACCCTCAGTCTCGGAGGACCAACCGTTGACCTGAAGCGAACCCTGCTCTGGGTACCGTAGGATTTCAGGCTGCTGGCTAATGCCTCCCTTGAGGTTCTTGATTGATTGTGATACGAGAGCCATTTGGTCCTCCTTAAGTTTACTGTTAGCGTCCGATGAGACCCTGTACGTATGCGTCACCGTCAAGCATGTTGTACTGCCCGAAGTCCATCTCGTACTCGTTGCACGCCATGCGCGCTTCCATCTCTTCCTGTGCCAGAGAGTTCTCTACGTCCTCCGCTCCGAAGAACCGAGAGTTGAACTGGCGGCTGGCCTTGGTGACAATCCACTGGCGGAAACACTCAGGCATCTCGTCGTAATCCTGAAGGGTAATCAGGGTCACCGTGATTGGTCCAGAGAAGGTGTCTGTGCCTGTGGACTTATCATACACCCAACCACCACGGTTAACGTACTGACCACCGAGGATGGACAGGTATGCCAGACGGAATGGGATAAGCCCTGTGTTGGTATCCGGGGTCAATGTTGCTGACTCATTGATGTTGAAGGCCCAACCTTTAGACTGAATCTGGCGGTTAATCCTGTTGAGGATTCGACGGGCGTTCGCTACGTCTGCGTTCCCATCTTCATCAAGTGTGGTCACAGGGGATTCACCGATGGCTGCTAGCATCTCGTTGACTGCATCCAGCTCAGCGGCAGACCCAAAGTAAGCATCTTGCATGTTCATAATGTAAGCTCCTAACGAAAAAACCCCTCAGAGACCGTGAGTGGTCCCCAAGGGGTTTGGCTTATTGTTCCATCGACTTAAGTGCCTTGTTACGTGCACGTGTGATTGCGGCCTTCTGCTGAGGCGTGAGAGCTACTTCTTCCGGTTCACTCTCAACGGTTGCACTAAAGGCTGCTACTCTTAAGCCGACGCTTTGAAAACCAGCGCACCAGCAGATTCTGGACGCAGACCTCCGTGACCCATCGCGTACTTAGCGATAATCTGGTCAGCCTGATACTCAGCGCGGCGAGCACGTTCCAGAGCGAGGTCTTTCAGCTTGACGGTACCAACAGCGGAACGGTGCTGGAACAGGCCCACAACGTTCTCTTTGTTGACTTTACCACCAGTTGCCGGGAAGGCGTGCTTCTGGTTGGTCGCTTCTGCGCCTTCGTCCGGGCGGTCATCACCAGCACCACCAGCGGTCAGGTGCGGAACCTCGACGACTTCGAAGCCCATCACGTTACGGATAGAACCACGCTCAGGGTCAATCAGAGCCGCATAGTTCGCAGCGTTAGGCATCAGAGCCGCCAGAATCGCAGAGTACACGTCTGGAGTGGTGTAGAACGTACGGTCGTTAGCCGGGACGTAGTTCTTGGTCAGAGCCGCGCGGGCAATGGTCAGCTGTGCGATAACCGCTTGGCCCAGTTTAACCGGGTCGGTCAGGTCAGCTTTAGCGCCAACTTCCAGCAGGGACGGTTTGCCCAGACCAGCGATGTTCTCGTTGACGGAATCAGCGAGGTTAACCAGACCAGCCAGCTCGGCCAGAACTGCACCATCAGCCGCCATCGCCAGAGATTCACCAATCTGAGAGGTGTACTCGGAGCGCACGTCATAGTGGTTCATCGCGTCTTCGATGTCGTAAATCAGCACGTCCGCAGTCAGCAGGCCATCAATGTTAATGGTCTTCTCGGTGTGCTTGATGTCTTTACGTTTGTCATCCAGAGACTCGCCCGGTTGCAGGTAAGCAGCCTTGGTGCGACCAATCACAGGGAACTGTGCGGACTTACCGGAGCTGATTTGACGCTGCATGTGACGGTTGGTGGTCACAGAGGTACGAGCGAAAGCGGTCAGGACTTCACCGCCGAATACTTTCAGGAATAGCGCCAGCTTGTCTGCTGCGGATTGACCTTTACCTTGGTTAGTACCGAGCTGCTGTCCACCTTGCATGTTAGCCATGTTGAATCTCCTTATGTTGTTTATACGAAATGTTTTGAGGTACTACTTGAAACGAGGTGATACTCATTGTGTAACTCGAAGGGAGCCAGAGGGACACGTAAGGTTACTGTATCGTGGCTCTCCCTATAGTGCTACCTAATTAAAACTTAGAGTCGATGACCTTCTGTTCCACTTCACGACGGTACTTGGAGTCGGTGCGGTAACGTGGGTCTGACATAGCTTTAATCATCTCAGCCTGAGACTCGAAGCCTTCAGCTTTGCGGGCCACAGGTTTCGCTGGGGTTGCACGCTTGGCAATAGAGCGCTCAGCTTTCTTACCAAAGGTTTTATCACGAGACTGTCCCGCTAGGTTCAGAATCGTCTTCATGGTGGCCACATCACGAGACTCAAAGGCCTTGATGAGCGCCTCAGCACCCTCAGGGTTATTGGTCTGCATGTGGGTATAGACCTGCTGGAAGCGCTCACGGCCACCAACAAAGTCCATCACCTTCTCAACGTACTGATTGACCAGAGCTTCTTGACCGCGAATGTACGCATCGACGAACGCCTTACTGTAGCCAGCCTCAGCCAACTCTTTGTAGGACTCATCGGACAAGCGGTCTTCATTCTGGTACTCCTGCTGAATACGGGTCACAGCATCCTGTGAGAGACCGCGTTCGATTGCAGTAGCAACCATGTCGTTAAAGCCAGCTTCGTGTTCTTCCAGCTGCTGAGAGGCTTCGTTGATGTCAGCCGGAGTTTCACCAATGGGTTTGAACTCTTCATGCTCACCATTGTCGGTTACTTCCTCCGACTGACTCTCTTCGTCGCCCTGCTGTTCTTCTTCAGAACCTTCTTCGCCATCCTGTTCGTCTGAACCGTCAGCGGAGATACGGACCTGCATACGGCCCTCTTCAGGTTCACCGAACGGGTCCACATCGGAACCATACGGGTCATCACTGTTGGTGTTCAGCTCGATTGCATCATCGCCATCACGGGCAGCAACATCAAGAGCCAACATGTTTTCTTGGTGCTCCTCAGGTGTACTGCCAGTCAGTACAGCACTGTTGACACCGAAGGATGCGTATACGTCTGCGTTAGATTCGCCAGCCATTTCAATCTCCTTAAAGTTAAGACTAAGAGGGAAACACGAAGGACTCGAACCTTCTGACCAGACCTCATTCAATCTGGATGTGTCTCCCTATAGTGCTACCTAATTACATGCCCGGTTGCATACCGACTGAATCAGCCGCTGCGGCCATCGCTTCAGGACTTGCAGTAGCCTGTGCGGCCATCCCCTGACCCAACGCTGCGGCCCCTTGCTGTGTAGCAATCTGAGCACCCTGCTGTGCCATAAGGGCGTTCTTCTGCTCCTGAGTGAGAAGCATACCAGCTGTGTCGAGACCGATAGCGTTAGCGATGCGTAACTTGAGGTTAGCCAAGTTGAGGTCATCATCACCTTCGAGGGCCTTAAGGGCTGACCACGCGGCAATACACCGCTCCAGCTTGTCAAGGTCCTGACCGCGTCCGATAGCCTCAAGGCCAGTGCTGATAGTTGGCTCGACGGCCTCTTTAGGTAACTCCGGGATTTGCTGCGTGGCTTGTAGCTGCTTCAAGAGCACTCTTACCAGAGGCAGCTGGAGTTCCTGCGAGAGAATCGAGTAGACACCGCCAAGGGTATCTTCCAGCTCTGACGCCACGTACCGAATCTCTTCGGCTGTGACTCGCTCGCCTGTACGTTGTACCGCACTGTTGAGCATAAAGGCATACGAGAGGCGAGCCTCAATGGTGTCGCTTACGTTCTTCGCTACGGTAAAGTCACCGGACTTCTCCAGCTGGAGGAACTCAATGTCCTGCTTACGGCCCGGTACGAACGCACCAGACTGTGCTGCCGTGAGTCGGCGGACCTGAGTGATACCTGCTGGGTCTACCAGACCGATAACCTTAGCGGTAATCATGGCCATCTTCACGATAGACTCTTGGAGGTTCTCTAGGGACTTGAGGTCGCCCAGATACTCTTCCACGTAGGAACGTCCGTAGGATTCACCGTCTATGCGGACCATACGGACCGGAATGTACGGACACTCTTCGAGTGGGTACTCAGCTTCACTGCCCGGTACCACCTCTTCGGCAACCTCTTCGTACTTCGAGTAGCCATCCCCTGTTTCGTTCAGGTACACGTGGGTGTAGACGTCAATCTCGGCGTCTTCCTTCTGCTCGCCTTGAGCTGCTTCCACCTGACCACGAACGTCTTCAGGGAGAGCATTGAACGCAATCTTGTCGAGAGTGACAATCTGGAGTACGTTACCGAAAGCGTCTCGCTGTACCACATACGAGTTCAGTCGATAGAGCTTCATCGGGGTATAACCCTCAGGCTCCGGTAAGTACAGCAGCGCGTTACCAGCCACACACAGTTGCTTCAAGCACTCAAAGAGAGTCACTCGATAACTGTTGGACTCGATGTAGTTCATGATGATGCGCTCTACCATTGAGAGGCCCTCATCGACCTTAGCAAGACCCTCGGCGTCACCCAGAAGGTTCTTCGCTTCGTACTCACTAATGGTCAACTTCATCCATGATTGCATCGGGAACAGGGCCAGCATCAGCTTGGACGCTAGGTTGTTCAGGCCGCGAGCACCTACGGATTGCCAAGGAGTCGTGTAATCAGTTGATGCGTTATCGGAATCCTTAGGGAACAGTGAGGGAATCGTGTACTGCGCACAGGACTCTGCTCGTGTCTCGTAAGGCTGTCGGTCGTTCTTCAGACGGTCGTATACCGCCTTGGCTCCCTCCTCTGCGAAGCCTTCGAGTTTAACTTCTGCCATTTGTTAGCCCTCCCCGTAACCAATCATAAGTTAATCCCACCGCCAGAGCTGCGGGAAACTGAGAGGGACTTCTTACCGGAGGCACGAGTTTTCTTCTTACCAGACTCGGTGTCTGCCGAAGACTCAACGTCCTCCACGACCTCTTTCGGTGCTTCCTGAGGTGCTGCCACAGGTGTCTCAGCGGCTGTTTGCACGTTGGGTGTATCTGCTGCCAGACCAACGGCCTTGAGCGGTGCCTTGACTACCTTGGAGATAGCCTTCTTGATTTTCTTGAACAGTCCCATGTTAGCCTCCTAAAGCTGACTTACGGATTTTACTGACGGACCCTGTAGGCTCGGTCGTCTTGGTCACCTTGAGTGACTTACGCCCTGACACCTCAGGAGTGGTGCTGTTTGAATCTTCGTCACCACCGTACTGGATACCCTTAGGCTCCTCGGTTAGCGGAGCTGGCTCAGGGACAGTCGTTGTGTCGACCTTAGGTGCTTTCATCTTAGGTGAGAAACACATAATCAATCTCCTTCTTTGAGTGCACGCTGGCGTCCCTCCATCTCGTCGAGGACACGAGAAGCCATGTAGTGACCATACAGTACCCCGGAGATGAACTCCTCGCTGTGGCCAGCCTCACGTAGCTTACGGACCTCTGACTGATACAGGAAGTCAGCATTGTAGCGAGACTGTAGGTACTCCTTGACAGCTCGCGGTACGTCAGGAAGGTCATTAGGATTGTTAAGGATGTGCTCTATAGGTTTTAACATTTGAGTCTCCTCTCTAAGTAATCTTTAAGTAATAATCATAATGGGCACTTCCCTATAGTGCTACCTAATTAGTGCCCATGAGTTTATCACTATGCCTTGTGCTCGACTATCTGCTTGATAATCAAGGCCAACATCCAGAGACCACGAGCGACTAAGCCCATGGTCAGGACGATGAGAATCAGCTGCCCGGTTGCCATAGAGTAATCTCCCCAGTCTCGATGTTGTACTCATCAGAACGGAGGATGCGAGCCATCTGGCCCTGCTTGATTACTTCCGCTTCGGTCATCCCTGCTTTAGCACCAATGGACTTAATGCAGTCCCAGAGCGTCTCTCCCGGCTCAGGAGCGCGTTTCACCCACTTGGTTACCTCTTGGCCCTTGTTCTTACCGGACTTCAGGACGGACGTTACAGGCTCCACAATGAATGGTTCCTTGAGGAAGTCCTCAGCGGTATCGCCCCATCCGGGAATCCCACCGTAACCATCGGTGATGTCGCCCTTGATAGTCTGGAAGAGGTGCCAGTAGTCGGCTGTCTCCTGAGTCTGCACGAGGATGTTACCAGTGGTACACCACAGGAAGTCACAATCCGGGATGGTCTTAAAGTCCTTGTCACAGGAGACCAGCACAGCCTTCTCGTAGTTGTACACGAGAGGATTAGACCCGATGATTCCCATCACGTCATCACCTTCGAGCTGAGGCTCAAGGACGCACGTGTAGGTCTCAAAGACGTACTCAAGGAACTCGAAGTAGCCCACAGGCTTCTTGACGACTGCTCGGTTCTCTTTGTACGTTGGGTCCACCAGCAGCTTGCGCCAGTTGACACGGTCGGTGAACGCTAGGACGACGTCGGCATTCTTCCATGCCTTCTTGCGGCCCTTGTAGGACTCGATGGAGTTCTCCAGAATCTCGCGGGCCTTAGCGTGGTCGCAGCAGCGGTGCCAAATCTCTTCCTCCCACGAGGCATCGAACTCAGCGGCACTCATGGCTTGGAATACCAACCAGTCACCATCCATCACAAGGACACCTTTGGCAATCTTCTGGGTTGCCCGGTAGTCGCTGAAGGATAACAATGTGTGCTTACTCACTTGTCACCTCCTGAATCTTTACGAAATACTCGGGTCCCTTACGAGTTGTCCCGTACTCTCCGGGGCTTGTGCGCACCACTACGGTCTTTGGGTTTATCTTCTCAATGGTACCTTTAGACAGCCCGTAGCCACCATACGAGGTAATTACCACGCGGTCACCTACCGATACCTCTTGGCCTAAAAAGTCTTTCATAAGCAACCTCCATGGGTCTTAAGGAATTTCACTCCGGCACTGGTTATTTCCCAAGCGCCACCATTGCGACCACTCATGGTCAGACACGAAATGTGACCACGGCTCGCAGCCTCAGCGACTAACGCAGCGTTGTTGCGCACGTAGTTCGACTGGAAGGACTTAGGGCAGCCCTTGAGGGCCGCCAGAACTTTGAGATACTCACTCACTTGGTTACCCTCACGATTGCTGGGGAGAAGCGCATAAGTTTCTTCTCGTTAAACGAAAGGTCGTCATGGGCCTCTTTGACCATTGAGCGCAGACCGTGTCGGATACAATATGCAGCCGCTGCGTCAGGACCACCACTGAGTGCTGCCTCAAGGAAGCCAAGTTTGAAGTTGTCCACCTTCTCATCATTGGCAACCATCCGTGCAACACGCAGAACGGTCTCGCTAAGGTTCTTCTCGGACTCACTATCAATCACGCTGGTGACCTCAAAGGTAACCTTGAAACGTTTGGTAATAGCCATGATAAATCTCCTGTATCATTAGTGACATACGGCCCAGTTCGGACCCATCTTACCTTCTGTATCCAGACGGCAACGGAACTTAAAGTGTTCCCCAACGTTGCGCATAGCTTGTTGCGCAGTGTCAATCACTTGCTGTGCAATCTCAGGGGTCCGGCAGGCTACTTGGATTTCATCGTGGACCCACGCCATGTACGCAAAGTCCCCATCCCAGCCATGCTTCAAGCCAGCTTTGAGAAGCAACTCTTCAGTCTCGACAATCCACAGCTTACAAATGAGCGCACCCGCTGACTGAAGCAACGTGTTGAGCGCGGCATGTGGTGACCGAACGTGTACCTTTCTTCCATCCAGTCCCTTAATCCAGCGTCGTTTCCACTTGACCTTCTGCTCTCCTGCGACCCATCGGGATGACTCGACGAGGGTCTGCTGGATTCCTTCGCGCAACGCTGCGATTGCTGGGGTGTTCTCAAGGAATTTCTTCTTGAGTTCCTTCCCGCGTTCCTTACCTGCTCCAACGATTTGTCCAATCTTTTCATCTCCTGCTCCGTAAAGGAACCCGTAGATAAAGGTCTTCGCGTTGTCACGAGTCGGAAGCTCAGCGGCCTGTTGATTAACTGTGTGAATGTCACCATTAAGGATAACGTCCGCGTAATCTCCATTATCGTACTTGGACATAAAGTGGGCGAGACATCGCAGCTCCAGACCGGAGGCATCGATACCTGCTTGAACCCAAGGTCTTCCAGTAATGCCATCAAGGTGGTGTTCAGCTCCGAATGCGGCTCGGCAAGGTTCACCATAAGGAGAACGGACTCCGGGAACCTGTCCGAGGTTAGGAAAACTGTGAGTGGCTCGGCCTGTAACGGCACCATTAGGATTGACTGAACCATGAATTTTACCATCCTCTTGAACGTAACGTAGCCACGCTTTGTCACCCTCAGCCGCCTGACCGATGCGCTTCTGTATCATCAGGTACTCTTTAATGAGGTCGATACAGCGCTGCTTCTCTGGGTCTTCCACACGCACGTGCTCAAGGACCTCATCGTCTACCTTAGGTGCACCCTTGTCGGTGAACTCTGTCGGTACCCATCCGGCTTCCTTCAGCTTGAGCGCAATGTGGTCTCGGCTACTAGGGTTGAACACAACGTGCTCTACTGGTGTGTAAGGAGCTCCCTCTACGTAATCCCGAGTGTCCAGCTCGCAGGGTTCACGACCCTCACGTTGAGCTTTGTTCTTGGGTTTCTTATATATTCCGCCCTGCTTCGGGTACTTCACTCGCGGGTATTTACCCAGAGGCTTCCCAGTGCGCGGGTGCAGGAATAACTCAGTGCCGCCCTTAGGTTGGTACCAAGTTCCGAAAGTGTCGGTAAGTGTCTGAAGGAGTTCAGAGCGACGACCAGCGAGTTCAACGTAAAGTTCCTCAATGGCCTTGGTGTCAAACGGGAAGCCGTTACGCTCCTGCTTAGCGAGCAACCATGCGGCCCGGTGTTCCAGCCATACGGCCTCACAGGAATACTTCCAGAATGTCGTAGCATCGTGCATCCACCAGTTATCTCCGCAACCATCCTCAGGTGGGAAGTAATGCTTGTCGCTCAGCAACTTCTCTAATAGCACCTTGGTTACCACAACGTCCTGAACGTTATACGCCATCATCGGCTCGTTGAAGCTAATCCACTCAGCACCGTCCACATAGTCCTCACCCTGTTCCTCAAGGAGCTTCTTGAAGTCATCCTTGTACTCACCCTTCATCTCACCTAAGCGGTAACCCCACGCCTCCAGAGCGTGAGACCCGAAGCGCTTACCGGGTAACTTACCGGAACGCAGCAGGGCCATGTCGGCGTCCTTAATGTTCGCAAACAGTAAACGGCTAAGTACCAACGTGTCCACTACGTTCTCACGCGGCAGGTGGAACTCTCGGTTTAACTGGAGCTTGGCCAGCTTGGTCAACACTGGGGCATCGTACTTGTGACCGTTGTGGAATACGATGAGACCACCACGAGCCACCTCAGCTTCCAACGCATCGAGATACGCTGAGAAGTCCCAAGGTCGATACGATACGTACTCGTCCGTGCTGTAGTCATAGATGACCCCACAGTGGAACTGAGTGACTTTCTCTAAGAGGTTGTTAGCCTCGATATCGGTTACTAACATAGTGGTCTCCTGTTACTTAACGACGCCCGATGAAATACTCACGCGGACGGATTGTCAACTTACTGTTCTCAATTGCGAAGCTGCCTGTAAGGACGTCAGCACCAAGGCGACTAACGCCACGGACGTGAGACACCTGTGAGAACTTGTTGCCAACACTACGGATATACACGGTACCACCAATGGCACCATCCTCCCACGTTGCCAGCTCACCAGCCTTCAGGGGAGCCTTATAGTCACTCCACTTTGGCGAGGGCTTCTGCCAGCCCTTGTGGTCACTATGGGTCCACCCAAGGTTCTCCAGAATGTGAACGGCAGCGTCACGCTTGGCTTCATAGGTCTTGGCCTCAGCCAGCTCTTTGTTCAGCGCTTCAATCTCTTTGCGAATCTCTTCAGGTTTACGCATGGTTATGTCCTCTCAATATGTTGTGTGTGATAATCATAAAGGCCACTACATATAGTAATGACCTTGAGTTTATCACTTAGCTTCTGACGCTTCGGCCAGTCGGGTTGCCGTTGAGCCTACCTCTTTACTCAGGATAGCCTCACGGACCTTGTCCTCGCCAACAGCTACAGTAGCGGCTACGGCTACGGATGCCAGCAGTCGAGCTGCCTGTGTATCGTCGAGGGTCACACGTTGAGTGTGCGCACGGTTATCGCTCTTAGCCTTCCAGCGGTAGACCAGAGTGACCTTGTCGTTGCGGACGTTGATGTGAACCTTGCGGCCCCACTGGTCTACGGTGTCGGACAGCTGAATGGTATTGCCGGGGAATTTAGCTTTGGTAGTCATTAGAAGAACTCCTTAAGTTTCTGAGCTTTAGCGGCGACTTTAGCTGCCTCTGCGGTTGCATCCAGAGATGCCTGACGTGCCTTGTCGGCTGCTTTAGCCAGCTTGGCGGCTGCTTTCGCTTCCACCTTGGACGCTTTGTCCAGTGCCTTGTCGGCTGCTTTAGCCAGCTTGGCGGCTGCTTTCGCTTCCACCTTGGACGCTTTGTCCAGTGCCTTGGCTTCACGGATGTACAGAGCGATGACCAGACGGCCTAAAGTTTCGATGAGTTTAAACATTTTGATTCTCCTATTTACGATTGAAGTCTCTATACATTCTCATGCGGAATGCTTCGAGTGTTGGACAGCAGTGCTCACAGGAGCACCACTCGTCATGTTCAGTAGTCGTCTTCTTCGTGGCCTTCCCAGCCAGTATCTCCCTCTCCTTCTCCGCCAGTGTAGCTAGACGGTTCAAGGAGTCCGGTCTTTTCGTTGTACTCCATGTACCCCGCAATGCCAACGCCAATACCATTAAAGCGACACTTGAGAATACGAAGGAGGACAAGATTAGGCATGTCCCCTTGCTGATTACGCTCAAGGGCAATGATAGTATCAGAGAGTTGGCGCAGAGACCCAGACCCACGCAGGTCAGTAATGGAAACAGCACGTCCTTCTTCATGAGCTTTACCTTTCTCCGGGTTCTTCAGGTGGCAAATAACAATAAGTACCACTCCGGTTGACTTAGCGAACCCTTTCAGCTTGGTCATGAGTCGGTCAATCATCTTGCGCTCATCGGATTCCTCCGAGGCTGACACTACGATTGAGATGTGGTCCAGAATGATTACGTCACAGTTCAGTCCTGTGCGCATGTAGTGCAGCTTGGCCAGCAGGCGGTCCACCTCAGCTTCCGCAAAGGAGTCATAGAGATGGAACTGGTCGGTGCCATACAGCTCATCGAACCACTTATCGTACGTACCATCCTCAATTAGTTTCTGCTTGAACTCCCGAGGCTGCTGCCGTAAGCGGATGCCGTTAGCAATCCCTAGGACATCCTCCATGGTCTCCTCTACGGACTCCTCAAGCATCGCCATGCCTACCCGAAGTCCTTGCCCTCTGGCGAACCCTAGGGCCTGCTGGCGAACGAACGTAGACTTACCCATTCCTGACCCAGAAGTGACCATGATGACTTCGCCACCACGTGCACCTAAGGTTCGGTCATTCAGTCCCGGACATCCCGAGAAAAGGTATCCTACGCTTTGTTCGCTGGTCATGGCCTCTCGCACTCGGTCCTTCATGGACATCGCACCGATGACGCCATCTGGTACCCAAGGTGCTGCGTTCCATATCTGGTCGAGAACCTCCTTGCCCTTGCCTTTGAGTAAGCACTCGTTGGCGTCCTTCTCGGTTAACACGGCCACGTGGACCTTACCGGGAGGGAGGACCTGAGCGGCTTCCTCGACAGCTGCACGACCGGGGTCATCCATGTCGAACATCAGGATAATCTGGTCGAAGCTATCGAAATACTCGTAGTTTGCACTGCAAGTTTTCTTAGCGGCTGACGCACCGTGACCGAGAGAAACCACAGGCCACTTACAATCCTGAAGTTGCATCACGGTTAACATGTCGATTTCGCCCTCGGTGATGACAATCTTCTTGCCACCATTCCATAGGTGCTTACCGAACAGTGCATCCCCTTTGTGGGACCCTCGGGTAGAGAAGTTCTTCTCCTTGTCCCTCAGCTTCTGGGAAACGATGGAGCCATTCTGGTCACGATAGTCGGCCACCTGATAGGCGGTCCCTCTGACCTTGGCGACCCAATAGCCAGCCTTCTGGCATGTCGCCTTTGAGATACCACGAGCAGTCAGGTCAGTGTACCGACCGTCACTCTCGCCGAATACCAATAAGCCTGAACCTTGTGTATTCATCCCGTAATTCCCTCCTTTGGGTCTTCTCGATGATAACTTTTCGGTACGTTCCTCTGAGCCGGGAACCCGGTGTTGACACACGAAGCAATACTCGTGCCCGTCGGAGTACACTGAGTTACCATCAGAAGAACCACAGTTTTCGCACGGAGCGTGGAACAGGAAGATACTCTCCTGACCATCTTCTTGACTGTCTCCGTAACTCATGGCAGCAACACCCGAAGTGCACCTATTACGAATGCCGATGCGTACACGTATAGTGGCCACGAGTCAGCAAAGTGTTCTTTGAACTTGTTCATAAAGTAATCTCCGTTGGTGTGGTCAGTCCGGGAATCGAACCCGAATGAAACGCAGCGCTACGCCAAGTGCACCTTAGCCTGACCATAATTTGTACAGAATGTGCGACAACAGGGAAACGTAATTGTCTCCCTGTAGTGCTACCTAATGTTTACCCACGGTCAGAAGTGACTAGTTCGCCAGTCTTTACCCAGCGTTGCAGGTCGAAGCTCGGACAAGCCTTCGGTGCTACATCGTGGTGCGCCATAATGACAGCCTTTGGGTAGGTCCCCTTCAGCTCGTGTAGTAATCCCTTCAGTGCGCTCATCTGCTGAGGTGTGAAGTTTGCTTCAGGGTTACCCTTGGCGTCGATACCGCCCACCAGACACACGCCGACAGAAGTCGAGTTGTACCCCTTGACGTGTGAACCCACAGCGTCTTGGTCACGTCCCGCCTCAACGGTACCATCACGACGGATGATGAAGTGATACCCAACGTCCAGCCAGCCCTGCTCTTTGTGCCACTGGCGAATCTCGCGTACACCTACGTCCATGGTTGCCTTGGTGGCCGAACAGTGAACGAAAATCTGAGAGGTCTCCTGCCGCTTAGTGAATTGAACCTTGGCCATACTTACTTTGCTCCTTTCTTCTGCTTGAACTTGCCGAACGGTACATCACGCTTCGGCTCCTTCAGCCAGTCTACGGGAATCAATTTGTCGGCAAACAAGATGTTATGCTTCTCGCACCACTCAGCGTAACTGGTGGGCGACCCTTTGTAAATCTTAGTGCGACTCGAAGAGAACACTAACCGGATGTCTAACTCCGGGTATTGCTCACGAATCAGTAGGTGCTTCTTGCGGTCCTCGGCTTCCCAGAGACCCTTAGTCTCCACGAAGATACCGTTGGGCAACAAGAAGTCTGGAGTGTAAAGGTGGTCACTCGCAGGAATAACATAAGGGATGCGCCACAATTCGTAGTCGAACGTGACGCCCTTTGATTCTAACTGCTTGGACACCTTGTCCTCAAGGCCAGACCGGAAGGCACCCACCTTCCGAATCCCTTTGGCCCCATAGCCCGCCATTAGAAGTCATCGTCTTCTTCGGCTTCACCTTCGTCCTCTTCCTCACCAGACCAGTCTTCCGGGTCTTCCTGAGGTTTACGGCTGCGAGGTTCGTCCGCTTCGTAACCGCCTTCTACGGCTTCGTCAGCCCAGTCGTCTTCGCCACCACCAAAGGTGGCCAGTTCGACCAGCATCACGCCTTCCAGCTGCAACTTAACGGAAGCGCCAGCTACCGCAGACCAGCCGTACGGGACCAGCGAGAATCGAATCTTCACTTTGGAGCCGCCGCCGATAATCGGAACGTCTTGAATGCGCTTGCCCTTCGCGTCAACTACGCCCAGAACAATCTTCTTGGTCTCGCCAGTCTTCTTGTCCTCGTACGAACCGTAGCACTTGAAGTTGAACGTGGTGGTGCCATCACCGTTGTCGAAGAACGGCATGTCGCCTTCATACGGCTTCAGAGGTTTCTTACCCTTCTGAACCTTCGGCGGGTTCGCTTCGTGCGCTTCCAGACGGGCCGCGTAGTTTTCCTCATGGGTCTTAACGATGAGGTCTACCAGCTCCTGACAGTCTTCGTTCTTGAACGTTACGGAACCTTTGTAGGTACCGCGTGGGTTCTCAAAACCCTCACCGCCATAGTCCGGCTTGTTGAAGTAAGCATACGGCTCACAGGTACCAATCTTGGTGGTATAAATCTTCTTCTTAGCGAATGCCATGATGAATCTCCTTTAAGTTTAAACAGTAAGAGGGACAACCTGTGTCCCTATAGTGCTACCTAATGACTATCTGGGCGTACCCGAGTCACTTGGCCTAACTCTTCGTACTCCGCCTCGGCAACTTCGAGGGCCTCCTCAAGAGACCCAGCGTGTACCGGGAGTTCGTACGATGCGTTAGCTGTCTCGACCGTTACGACAAACTTTTGCATCTTCTCGCTCCTTCCACATGTTATACAGGGTGATGTACGCAGGGTAGAGCGTCTTCTCGTACATCGCTCGGCACCAGCCACTTGGCATCATAACACAGACCCTTGTGCTTGGTGTACAGCTCCAGATAGAAAGTGGCCTTCGCCATGTCTTTCTCTAAGGTAGCCAGCTCGGACTTCTTCCCGGCCCGAAGGCGGTACTTGAGGATGTTCCCTAGGCAGTACCCCTTGAACATCTCCTGAGTCATGCTACGCGCAATCACCTCGATGGCCTCGACGCCTTCGAACAGTTGGTAGTGACTCGGAGACTTCACAGCGTCAGACTTTTTGTCATGATGGTTCGGGCAGGATTTCACGTGGTTCTCGTCACGGGTACCACAGGCTGTGCAGATAGTTCCTGACTGTGCCACCTTTGACTTACAGGTGTGTGGGTAACGGTCGTCATCAAACGAGCACGCCTCACAGAAGGTCGATACCACCACCTCAGGTTTAGCAATTCCCTCTGACTCTACTTCCTTGCGGTCGTCCATAGCGCGTACCTCCCCAATGGTCGTACCTTTGACGTTTAGCGGACACTCGCCGCACGCTACCTTGTAGCATATGACGCCATCGGCGCACGTTGTGGAGTCTGGGCGGTCAGTGTTTTGTTCAACCAGTAGGTTCACCACTTGAATTTCACGTTCAGTCATTTACCACCTCCTTGATGCGCTCCCAGAACAGGCGAAGGCGTGGCCACTTGGTTACCACTACGGGTACGAAAGGACGGCTCTTAGTCTGAGCCAATTCGTAGAGACCGCGAGTAACCAAGATGTGCACACTAGGTGCCAGCTCGAAGGTGTCGCCGATACGTGGAATCTTACCGTGGCGCTCAGTGGCTGCTACAGTGCTGCGGTCTTCACGACGAACCGAGAAGATACCGTTGGATTTATTGAAGTGTAAGCGCATGGTTATGCTCCTTTTGGTGGCTCGTCGTTCATTGACCACACGATAGCCGCGAGGATGAACACGATGATTAGAATCAGATTGATGGACATATTGTTGTCTCCTATAGTGCTACCTAATTACATCTTAACGGTAGGGTCAGCCTCGGTACCGCGCCATTTGTCGAACGATGGGTGACGTAGAGAGCCGTCTGGAGTTTCCTCCATGTACTTGATTTGGCACGCCCAGCCATCGTAAGGGTTAGTGTAGGAACCTTCGTGATGGTCTGCTGTGGCCTCCACGGCTCGCGTGAACTCTTCCATAAGTGCCTGAGAGATGTTGTTGGCGGACACTACGCGACCAGACTCAAGGAGAACCTCGAAGCCAATCACCTTGCCCTCGTTGGCAAGACCGGGAGTTCCCCAGTTGAGTCCCACAACGACACCATCGGCCTCGTTCTCTGGCTTCAGCTTCCACCAGCCGGACTTCTTACCGCGCTTATAGATACCGCGAGGGTCCTTAACCACGAGACCTTCATGACCTTCTTCGCGTTTCTGTCGGTACAGCGCATCGAGTTCGTCCATGTCGTAAACTTCATGGGACTCCGAGAGGCACCACTCGACTTCAGGGAAGTGGTCTTGCAGGACTGGTAAGGCTACCTTGACGTGCTCAAGGCGGAGGAGGGTCATCACGCTGTAGTCATCGCCGGACTCGATAATGTCAAGCGGAATGATGTCGTAGAGGACAACTTTGAGGTGCGCGGAAGATAGTCTAAACTCGGTACGAACGCGCTTAGCAACGCCAACCTTGCGAGGCTTCAGCATGTCTGGTGTTACTGGCACGTTGTGGTACTCCATGTTGTATTTCTTGAGCCACTTGGTGCGCAGTAGGCCGGACCCGGTGTTGAAGTCCACGCCTTTGACCATGAGTTCGCCATCAAGCATGAAGCCATCCGGGAAAATCCAGCGGTCATCTTTCAGTAACTTCTGCCAGCGCTGGTCGAAACCGTTGAGGTGCTCAAGTGCCGGAATGGTCTTGGAGACCCGGCTGAGCCACGCTGCATTGGCCGTGTTGTCTACGCAAATGTTCCCGCGCACACCATCGTGCTTAGTGTCTGCGATGAGGTAACCGGAAGTCTCCAGCGCCTTCTCGATAGCAGAGCGAGAGAAAGATACAGCCTTAAATGGATTAGTCGTAATGTTCATCATGGTGATGTCTCCGAAGTGTAGTGTTCATTTAGTGTGCAATAAGCAATCATAAAGGCCACCGGAATCCGATGACCTTGAGTCTGCCTATAGTGCTACCTAATCATTTCCAACTTGAGTAGTCGGCTGTGAGTTTTGCCAGCCAGTCTGACGCTGAGTCAATCGACCAGTGGCTAAATCTTCTGGTAATCAGTAGTACGTCACCATCCGGGTGTGGTTCATACACGTCGAACAGCACCGTGTTTGTAAGAGGGTCGTCCACCATCACTACCTGTAAACCCGTTTCATCCATCAACCTACGTTCGGTAGCACCCAATCGTGACCACTGTGAGGTGCTTCCATCGAAAAGCCATTTAGTTTTCCCAGCCATTTGTTACGCTCCTACGAAGTATTTCTCTTGGTTAACAACGCTGTCACCCTTAGCGTTACGGAAGGAACCCTTCACGCCGCCGCCGCGCTTCGTCTTGTTCAGCTTACGGCCCTTAGGGATGTAACCTTCGGTCTGCTGACGTTCACGGTTGCGCTCAAAGTTGATTGTGTTCTGGTACATGGTGTTACTCCTGATTGTGCTAGTAAGGGACATTCATGAAGGCCACCAAACGTGATGACCTTGAGTATGTTCCTATAGTGCTACCTTATTCAGACTTACCGTGGCGGAACTCGATGCGTCCGACCACCTCACTCTTGTAGTAAACGAACTGCTTGCGCTCGCCATTGGTGCACAGCTGGTCTATCAGGTAGCGGTCATCCAGCTCGGTCCAGCGGAGGGACTTAACGTGGAGACCACACGGGCCAAGCCCTAACTTAAAGAGCGTCTTGGAGTGGGTACCGTCCGGCAACACAGCGGTGAACTTAACGTGAATCAGGTCGGAGACCATCAGCAGCTCGTCTTGTACTTCATTCAGCGACTTGCGGAGGAACTTCAGGCGGTCCCGTTGGCGTTCACGAAGCTCGTTCACGGCGCGTACCTTCTGTTTCTCCTCCTCCAGCGCACCATCTAAGTAGCGCACCTGTCGACTCAGGGAGTCAGCCTTGTCTGCCAGCCGTAGCACCTTGGCTGACTCACTGTTAAACGCGGAGTTGGTCTCTCGAACCTTGCGCTCCAATCGTGCTTCGTCACGTATTGCGTTTCGTATGGCACTAATGAAGAGCGCTGTGATTATGATTAACAAGATGGTTACAACGATTGAGTAAGTCATGGTGTGCCTCTTTAAGTATTCTTTAAGTTAAGACTTTAAGTAATGGAACCCTCGGTCATTCGAAGGTTCCCTATAGTGCTACCTAATTGCCTGAGACCTTATGCGAACGCGAAGTCGGACTCCAAGATATCTCGCAGATTCAGGTCACCTTTGGCCGGAACAGCTGGCATCTTGTCCAGTTGAGACTCGTGCAGCTGGTCAGCGAACTGGTCGTAGAAGTCAGCGATCACATCGTTGTCCTCGTAGGTCTTGACCATTGTTTCGCGGACTGCCTTAAAGAGATTCCCAGCGTCTGCCGGAATGGTCCCGAAGGAGTCGTGAATGAGTGCGAAGGAGTCAATCCCGTAGACCTCGTTGGCGTGCACTACGGTCATGCGCAGGTGACTACCATCCTGTGAGTGCACAAAGTTAGGGGCGATTCCTGACTCCTGCTTATGTGCGTCAATCTCTTTGGCTTCCCCTTTGTTGTACGTCATGAACACGTTGGCCTGACCCAAGAACGTCAACTTCAGGCGCGCTTGGTCGCGCTTGTGGTATTCCTGCCACACCGGGAAGCCGTCTGGTGTCACCCAGTGGATTGCGCAGCGCTTGCGGAGAACCTCTTTGGTCTTCTTGTCCTTGACTTCAGCAGCCAGCAGCTTAGCGGCAGACTTCAGCCAGTTCATTGCCTCGACAGCGGCCACTACGGTCACGGTCACAGCGTCCCAAATCAGCTTAGCCATGTAGCCAGCCGCTTGGTTAGGGTGCGTAAACATCAGGCCCTCGCCGTTGTCAATAGCGGGTTGGATGGTGTCCTCAAGAACTTGCTGGCGGAAGCCGAACTCTTTGGAACCATACGCCAGCGTCATGACGGAACGCTTAGTCACTTTGCGGGTAACACCATATTGCAGCCACTGCGCAGCCAGTACGGACTCGCCCAGCGTTACCTTCTCGCGGAACTCACCCGTCTCCTTGTCGGCAATCTGCTCGACCACCGTCTGAGACCCGTTGACGGCGTGTTGATGGAGTACCTCGTTAACCTTGTCGGCCACAATCTTGTAGATATCCTGCACGGTATCAGATGGCAGCAGGTTAACCGCACGACCACCGATGGAATCGCGGAGCATCGCGCTGAAGTGCTGAATCCCAGAGCAGGAACCATCGAACGCCAGCGGAAGCGAGCAGTTGTAATTCAGGCCATGGTGTTTAACGCCTGCATACTCAAAGCAGAACGCTAGGAAGCAGAACGGCGAATCCTGCTGGGTCCACCAAGTGTTATTCAGCGGGTCGGCTGCGCTCGCCAGAATGTTTCCCTCGTTCTCTTCGATGAACTTGATGCGCTCAGGGAATGGAACCTTGTCGACGCCTGCACAGTTTGCACCGTGAATCTTCAGCCAGTAGAACCCATCGAGACCGATTGGCTTGCCTTTGGCCAGCGTCAGCATACCCTTGGTCATGTCGTTACCCTGCGGGTTGAACATGCTCACAGCATACACACGTCCGCGCCAGTCCATGTTGTACGGGAACCAGATGGCCTTGTGGTTAGCGAACTTGTTGGCCTGTGCTACCATGAACTCCATCGACAAGCGGCGAGACTGGCGAGCCTTGTCCTTACGGTAGACCGCTGCGGCCTCCTTGCGCCATGCTTTACGTGCCACCTCGTTGGTGTCGATATCGTCCGGGCGTGGTGGTAACTCTTCACGTTCAATCGCTGGGACGTCAGCAACCGGACAGTGCTTCCAGTTGACAATCTCGTTGACTACCGCCAGCACCTTCTTGTTCACCTTCCACGGCGTGTTTTGTGCGAGGTTGACCGCCTTGTATACCTCTGGCATGTGCACGTCTGCGTAGCGGCGCAGTGCCTTCTTGGAGTGGGTACGAACCAGTGCCAGCGGGCGACGACCGACTGACCAGTAGCCACCGCCTACGGTTTCCACCCAAGGTTTCGGAGGGACTACGCACGGCTGGTGCATCGGGCTGATACCTGCGAGTGCGCCCGCTCGTTTGCTCAGGAGTTCCACAAAGGCCGGAGCCAGCTGAACCATCTGCATACTGGTCACATCGTCGGAGCCATCAGCCATCTTGTTCTTGGTCATTTCCACCAGACCAGTTCCCTCGATAAGCAGCTCCAGCAGCTTGGTCCCTACGTGCATCTGCTCGTCGGTTTTCCAGCTCGCCCAGTTGTCGCCACCCAGCATCCCTTTGGATATCATATCGGCCTCGACGACCTGCATGAAAGCCTTCTTGTACACGTGGCCTACTCGCTTGTCCAGCTGGTCCGCTACGTTCTTCTTGAAGTAGGCGGCCTCCTGCTCACGGATACGACCGAAGCGAGCCTCATCCTCAAGGGCCTTGCCTAACTGTGAGGACACCTGCTGGATTGTGGCCTTTGAGGCGTCTGTGAGCGTCCCTAAGACGACCTTAATGGTTAGCAGTGCGATTGCCTCACTGGACACTCCGCGCTTCTCGTTGAGTACCTCAGCTCCCATACTGAGGGCCAACTCTGAGGACACGCCATGCTTAATCGGATAGTATGCGCGAGGCTTCTTACCACGTGCGCTTGCTTGCTCCTCCTTCCAGTCGTCAATGCGCTTGGTCAGCTGTGGGTGCAACGTTAGGACCAGCGGCTTGGCAGCCACGTTGTCAGCGAACTCACCTGCTTTGACCTGACGTTCCAGCATCTTCAGAAAACGCTGCTCGCCCAGCTCGTACGCTTCATGCTCAAGCGCCAGCTGTTCACGTGCCAGCTTGTCCCCATAGTGCTCGCTGAGGATGTTGTACGGGATAGCGGCCAGTTCAATCTCTGAGAAGTCATTACGTGCAATGTTTAATGCGTTCATTGTGTGCCTCTTTGTGAATAAAGTTTATCTATTGGTGCCTCATCGTTCTGAGACACCTAAGATACACCTTGTTAGCCCATGAGTCTACCCTGAAGATAGTTATCCACCGGAAGGCCCCGACCCTGCTGTATGGCTAGACCATCACAGGCCATCCATGCGTGCACTCGCTGCGCGATTACCGCAAGGTCATACTTTAGGGCCTCGGCGTTAATCCGCTCGCGCTCCTTCATGTGGCGTGCTCGGACCTTGGCGCGTTGTCTGCGTGCCTTGTTGATGTGCTTACGGTCTCTCTGAAAGGTCCCCAGAGGATTACGCTTAGCCTTGTTGCGCTTGCAGCGTTCAATCATCTTGTCGTGCGCTATCTGCTCAATCTCTGCGAGCAGGTCCTCAGGTTCCAGTGAGAAAGGCTCACGGTCCCGGTCCGCTGAGAATGACACCGGGTCGGTAATCACTGGCTTGCCATCCTTTGTGAACATGATGTTACCGCTGTGCATATCAAAGGACGCAATCCCGTAGAAGAACTTGCGAATCATCTGGCACGTCTCGATAAACGGCTGGTCAGCCTCTGCGTAATCCTCTTGGTCCGGTTCACCCTCGACGAAGTAGTACGCGAGGTCTGCGTAGTGGTCGTGCAAGTGGTTACCGCGGCGATTGCATGGTTCCAGCTCATCCAGAACCACCGTATAGCAGCCAGCGTGACGCGCTACGTGATAGACGTTAGGAATCCCTACCCGGCCTTGGTGCATCCGGCAGAAAGCCACATAGGCGGCCCCTGAGTCCTCTTTCTTAAAGCCAACCTTAATGACCTTACCCGGCAGTAGCTCATGCTTAAACGCTGCGCTGAAGTGACCATTGCCCAGTAGGTTAAACCCAGCATCTTTGGCCTTAATCTTCAGGGTTTGCCAATAGTCCTGACGTTCCAGACCCCAATCGCTATCCGTATCGTCACCATCGGACGTCTCGCAGTTCACGATGTCTGCGATGAGTGCTACCAGCAGCGGCTGGCGCTTGTCGAGTTCACAGATTGGCAGGTTACGGATGGCGTCTAAGCGTGCTTGCATATCGGTGTAGTTCATTTGGTTGTTTCCTTATGGTGCGATGAGTTATTGGTAAGAGAGGAGTGTGAGTCTAGCCCACTTGACAGCACCAGCTGCTTGCCGTGCAGTCATCTTGCGGCGATTCGTTAAGATGCGCTTGGTTAGTGCATCACTGGCACCATACGCCATTACATGTAAAGCGGCCCGTATGTGCTTCAGGTCAGTGCGTTGCGACATAGAATATTCCCACCTTGTTAGCCTTAAAGCGGCCATTTGGCAGCCGTACAGTAAAGCGAGGCAAGAAGCCCCACTTCAGGTAACTGAATGATGCTTTGTGCACCTTGAGACCCTTACGAAAGTCCCGCACAAAGTACAGGACAATCAGGGCGTACACGCTAATTACGAACAGGGTTATCATACATCACCTTGCGTGTGCGGTAGGTTTGGGCCAGCTGGGCCATGTAATAGCCGAACCAGTCGGCCTTTGCTTCAGGTATGACAGCAGTGCACTCGCAGGCCGTCTTAAAGGCGCTACGGTATTCGTGTATGTCCTGCTGTGTGAGGCCATATTCGACCATTAGACCACCTCCCAGTATTGCCCGTCGATGATTGAATAGCATTCGCCCTTTGGTGCGTCCACTTGTTGCAGCGTGCCACCTAAGGACACCTCTTTCAAGCGTGGGTAGACCTGTGGATACTCGCCTACATCCTCGATAGACCATAGCGCGGCTGTATGGGTCTGTGAGCGCACCACCAGCACGGCGTCTTGCGAGTAGGTCTTACAGGCCAGCCATGTCAACTCTGCGGCTTGCTTCTCAGAGCATTCTACCTTAAGCGTGCGTTCTTGCGTTGCCTCAGGCATACCAGCTTCTTTAAAGCAGCCTTGTACATATTCATCACGAATGTTGCCGTATGCTCCCGGATAGGTGCGAATGGTCTTAATGAGACCCTTGAGCATCTTCTCGTTTACTTCCTGCGACTCATAGCCACGGTATGCGGTAACGAATACGAATACTTTGTTGGCTGGTTCTTTGGTGTGAATCATGGTGTATTCCTTCAGTTGTTAGTGGTTATCTTTCAGGCCACCTCTCGGATGACCTGTCGTTAAACACTAGTCGCCACACTCTTGCGAATGGGTGACGCAATCTGTGTAATCTTGCAGTGCCTCACGGAATGAGTCAAACACCGTGAACTGTAGGCCGTATTGCACCATGTATTTGGTGGCCCCCGGTGTAGTCCCGTGCTGTCGTCATAATGACCCCGTGGTTCAGTGCCTGCATTACGATTTCCATGCTGTGTATCCTCGATGTTACGTTAGTGGTTATCGGCGTGGCTACTCTCAGGGTGACAGGACGTACCTTGCCAGAGACCCGAATGTAACCACTAGTTAAACACTATTGTCATGGTGTACATATCAGCTTTGACTAATCCATATTGTTAAAGAGCAATGCTAGTTGCCTAGCGGTGAATCTGTGGTGCATCTTACTACTTGTTCATTGTTGAGTCAACCATTTTCGTATGTCCGGTTGATGACTACTTGAGACCCTCAGTCTAACCAGATAACTCGCGGTATTGTCTGGTTGTTGGTGACGTTGTGTCTCTCAACGGTTGCTAATGTCTCATAACGGCTTCTGAATGTCAATACTTAAAGTTAAACTTTTAGTTAGACCTATAGTGATAGTGTTCTTATTGGTGATGGTCTCTCAGTAAGACCTTGAGTGTCTCCTTATAGTGATACCTAATTGGTTGGCGTGTTGACAATGACTACTCAATAATCTTATAGTAACGACTCACAGACGGCCACACAGTTAACCTAAGGTATAGTGTCAGTGGAT